GGTAAGTTTTTTTGCTTTCTGATAGGTATTCTTTAAATGAGGTCATAATAGATTCCGTATACATTATTTATTCATATTTTTTAGTTTTTCCAATAGACTGTTACGATCTGTAACAATATAACCGTCACCTGGAAGTGTGAGCCCGCCGTCACCGCCTTGAGCATCCTGATCAAGTTTGGCTTTTTTAAGTTGTAGCTCGATCATTTTAAGTTTTTTGTCAATCTTAGCAGCCTTGGCATCAATGGCATTTTTAAGCATGCCGCCGGCTACTTCAAAGATGCGTCCGCTATAACGTGCTTCTACATTCATACCTAAATCCATTAAGTCATCATAGGCATCGGTAGCACGTTGCGCCAGTTCATCAAACTCTGCATCGCTGGCATCGCCTAGCCCTTTGACCTGCGGCAGACTTGCTGAGATTTTATCAAATTCTTGAATATCTCTAAGGAACGGCTGAGCTTGAGGAAGCTCTTCTTTTCTCTTTTCCTCAGCTTTAATTAATTTTTTATTTTCTGGGAGATTTAATATCTCTTCAAGTTTCTTGGTCATACTTTACTTATCATGAGCCGTTGTGAAACAGTTCATTTTCAGTGATAATTCTAAATTTTATGCCCTGTTGTCGACACCATGCGTTGGCTGCTGCCCACTTAGCTTGATTTTGAATGTACTGTGCTTGTCTAACTTTACTCTTGCCCACACTTTCAAGAACTGCTTGGTTCTGAGGTTTTATTTCTATAAGGTCTACATTTGTACGATTCTTTGCATCAACATACTGTATGAAAAAATCAGGTACATATATGGAATTTTTTCCAGTTAACGGATTGCGATAAGGAATCTGTATTGCTTCGCAGGCCCATTGTTGTATAGCAGTATTGGTATCACAGAACCTCATAAACTGCCATTCCCAACTGCTTCTATATGTAGGCGTCTTTAATCCTATATATTTTTGTGGGTTTTTTGGGACAAATTTACCTTGGGCAAAGCGACTCATACTAGAATATTACGACTTTCGAAGGTGTCTTCGATGGGTGCAATTTTATAACCTATAATGCTAGTTTGTTCTCTATAGGAGTTAAGTACTTCAGCAACCACTTGACTAAGCTGAAGATCTGTTAATCCTTTTAGTGTGTCGAGTAATTTAAAAACATTAACATCATCGTTCTTAGCTTGATTTAACAGTACAATAGCAACACTGCGGCTAGCATCTGTATCAAATCCTTTCTTTAAAAAAAATGCCACTGTGGCATCTATTTCAGCAACTGGAAAACTTACTTCATGAAGAAAGAATTTATCAAAGAAACTTTTAACTTCTGTTGAACTATCTTTATTGGTTGATTGAGGTAAATTGTTTATCATAATTAAAATCTAGGCACAGCCTTGGTACTTGCAGTGTTAACTCTTGTCTGTGGAAATGCAATATCAGTATTGCCACTTATTCCTTGGCGGGCCACAGAATTAAGAGTACCAGTGATTATATTCCTACCTTCTGCTGCAATGCCTGCCTTGGTTAATCGTTTAGAATTTTCGTATGTGTTAACTGTTTTGATAGCAGTTGAAATAAAATTTGCAGGATTTTCAAATGCTTCTCCACTAAAGATATCGCCAAGCACTTCTGAAGCTCCGGCAATGACTCCGCCGTCGCCAAATAGATTTGCAGTACCGCCGCCGGCGACACTTAGCGGACTTGGACTTGTATCATAATGTTCTAAGGCAAATCCTTCTGGGTCTCCACGGCGCACTCTACCAGAACCGTAGTACACTGATTCGTAGCCCAAGGTCATAGAGTTTTCATGAGGCTCACTGCTCTTGTAATCTAATTGTTCATGATTCCAAGCAGTGATAACAGGGTTCACTAGAGTATAGCTGACATACTGATGTCTGGCCATTTGATATATTGTTACTTTTCTAAAGAAAGGAATAGAACTATCATTATCAAAACCGTACCGGCCTCTGATAAATTCTTGGCCGCGCATACTGGTTCTATTATAAGATCCAGGAATTGATTTTGATGTGCGGCTGTCTGCAAAATAATAACCGTAGTAATTTTGCCATAGTTGATTAACTAGGCCCATGTTATCATCGTTAAATTTTACTGTTATTGGTAGATAATCAATCTTTGTGTGTACTATCTTTTTTCTATTGTATTGATTTAAAGTTTCGGTGCCTATGGTAAAATTAGGCAAGGCAATGGTCTTAACCATAAGGTTAATTTCATTGCGGTGTCGTTGATCAAGCGATGTATTTTTAAGAGCATCGGTATTAATGCTAAACGACACATGATATAAGAATTTTTGTTTAGGAGCTAGCCTAAATGTATCATCGGTAAATGTGCGGGCAGCATGTTGATAGTCGCCCATTTGCCCTTTAGGGTGTGTGGCACCGTAAAGTGTGTTGTTCAGAAAACCATCGAATAAGTTTGACATGTAATTATTTATCGAACCAGATTAACTGGGTAGTTAATAAACTTCTACAAAAAAGGACTGTTGCCAGTCCTTTTTATTAAATGCCGCCGCCTGTGGCCAGCGTATTTATTGTTCGGCCTACTACAGTACCAATACCTGTTCCCTGCGGAGTTTGTACGCAGTTGTCCATCTGTATTGATAAGTCAATAGTTGATGCAGTTTGTTCAGAATAAGATAAACTTTGATAGTTTGCACTTACAACATAACAACCATAACACTCCCATGTTTCTAACACTGTAGGTGCATTAGCACCATTGCCACCGTCTAACATTTCAATGCGTAGTGTAAATTTATAGTCAACACCCGAGGCTGCAGAACTTTGTTCAAAAAAGTCAAACTGTTTCTGCATTTGTTCACCGACTAATTTACTAACTGCACCAGTAACATCATCACGAAGAACAACAGTTATAGCACTCCATGTAGGTTTACCAGCATAGTGAATCGTTGAATTATAGATATCAAGTTTTTGGTCAGCAAATGTTACTGTGGGACGAGCTGCTGACACAACTTGTTTAGTTAATTCAGTTGTTGGAGTTGATACACCAAAATTTTCAAACATCATTCTAAAACGATATTTTAACTTGGGCATCAACAGACCCTGTGCGCTGGCACTTTGATCGCTGGCTAAGGGTACTGTAAATTTTGAAAGGGTTGCAACTGCCATTTTTATCTCCTAATTATTTGCCACCAAGGCCTTTGATCTCACCAGTATTTTTCAAGCGTAGTGGAATGTAAATAAATTCAACTGCCTTAACTGGCTCAATGGCAATGTCAAGATATAGTTCGTTACGATCAATTCTTGACGGCGTATTATTGCTGGTATCACATACGACTAAGAAGTCATATATAGCACGTTGTCCAACTAGTTCTAACATTAGACTTTCAGCAGCTTGTTTAATTTCATCTCGCGTAATCTTATCGTTTGGTTCAAAGATATACGGTTTAGCTAGATTGTTTAGTTGACGACGTAGATATACTACTAGTCGTGCTACATTGATACGATCCAATGCACTTGCGTTTCTAGCACGAGTATATTGACCGTAGTTAACAAGTCCAGTGCCTGTAATGAATGTCAACGGATTAACTTTAACACTTGCAAGTGTATCACGTTGTCCGGTATTTAATGCCACGCTTTGAAACTCGCCTGATACGTAATCAATGTATCCAACAGCACTAGCATTGGTAATACCACCACGGCGTGTGCCTGCAGGAGCAAACCATGGATAGCTAACATTATCACTTAGTGCAATAGTGCGTAGCATCATGTGACTTGGTGGTACAACAATATTTTTACCTAGGTTATCACTGGTATAACCCCATGGATAAAATACACCCAGGTATTCGTCACTTGTGACCAATCCAAGCACATTGTCTTCCACACTCTTACTAACGTTCGTACCCCAAGCGTTTAAACTTGTGGCATCTGGTGGTAAACGACTTGGTGAATCAGCTACAACAAATGCTGTCAACCCTCGGTCGTAGTTCAAATTGACCATTGGGCCAGTAAGTTCTTCATATCCAGGACTAGCAATCAAGTTGAACACACGACTTTCTTCGTCTCGTATTTCCTGATTACTATTAATCAATGATCTTAGTGCCGTTAACGCTGTTGCTCGTTGAGCATGGCGGCCAAAACGTGCCTGACCAGATTCAAAATTGCCACCAACACTTACCCAACGATCTGGAAAGTAATTTACAGTGGAAGCATCGGCTTGACGACTGTTAACAGCACCAAGTGATGTGTTTATGTAATTTTTAACGTATTTTTTTACATTAAATCCTGAACGACGTGTATTGAATAACAACATACCGCGTGGGTATAGCACTGGAGCTGGACAATCTGGGTCTATATAATCATAAGTTAATAATTTTTGTGTGCTGTCCGGCTCAATGTCGTCGCCAGCACCACTCCAACGTGCATCTGCAAATAGTACACCATTTTCAGTAGTTTGGTCTGATGTATCTAAACGATCCCAGTTAAATGTTGCGGTATTCCATCTGTACATAACAGGATAAAACTCAGGGTGACTAGAGTCAATCCATATGTCACCTTCGCCTAGATCTGTTACACCGTCGCTTTGTTTCAAAGGCGCTGTGGCAGAAGTAATAGGACCTTTGGGGTCTGCTGTGCCAAAAAATGGAGAAGCTGTAGTTGATAAACCGCTTAGTCCATCATACTGTAGACCAACCCATCTTGCACCATTATGCACTAGTATGTCGACTTCGTCGTGTATTGAATTGTACCATAATGTGCCATCTTCTGGATGAGTTGTAGGTGCTGTTACACTGTTTTCAGTACCGCGTAATGGCTTCCACAGAGAAGCTAAAAAGTGGGTAGGGTAATCAGTGTTATCTTGA